ATGGCTGGTTTGTTCGGCGACTTGCGAGGCGGCGGCGGCCCGGTCGGGCTTTTTGGCAGGACGCGCGACGTCGGCGAAGAGGAGCAGCGGCGCCTGGCCGAGCTTGCCGGCCTTGCCGGGCTCGCAGGCGAGCTTGGCGGCAGCCCGCAAAGCCAAGACTTGCTGCGGATGCCGCCGGGCGAACCGCTTACGCAAAACCTGGTGCAGCCCGCTCAGCTTTCCTTGCCAGGGGACGCACCAGCGGGCGTAAGTGGTCTGCCTTTCGAGCCACCGAGCAACGGCCCGCGGTTTCCGCCGGCACTTGCCCGCGATCCCCAGCTGCTCGGGGTGCCGGGTGCAGCCGGTGGAAGCCTCAGCCGGTCGCCGATTGGCGGCCTTCGAGCCGAGGCTGAAGGCTATGCCGACCAGCTCGCGCAGCGCGGAACCCGCGAATGGGGCAGCGCCGTCCGGAACTTCGTGATGCAAGGACCTGCCAGCTTTGTTTGCGCCGATGTTCGTCCGGATCTGGACTCGCCTGACGGCGAGTTCCCAACAGCAACCGAGGAGGAGGGCCGAGGCTTCGGCCGCGGGCCGGCGACCATAGAAGCCGGCGCTCTCGGACGAGCCAAAGCCGAGGCAGAAAATCTGCGCCCGGCTGCCCTCTTCTGGGAAGGCGAGGATATGCCGACGCAGTTTATGCGGCCGGTGGCATTCCAAGGAGGGACGGGAGGAAGAGCTTCGAACCAAGCGATTCAATCGAAAACTGCTTACGAGAAGGCCTCGACGCCGGACGAGCCCTGGATCGTGCAAAACGGGCGCTATGTTCCAAATCTTAACTGGAGAAATCCAGCGCCAAACCTCGAATATTATGCCGCTTTCGGGCCTCCCGCTGCAGCGGCGGCTGCGGCTTCAATGCCGGGACTCGTCACCGCCGCAAGGCTTGGAAGAGAGTTGAAGATAGGAGAGAATTTGCGGATCGCACCTTTCGGCAATCGTACGCCTCACCCGCAGGGAAAATGGCCCCACTATCACCGCCGCGGAAAGGGAGCAGGGCAGGGCAAGCGCCGGCATCGTCCTTGGGAGAAGAAGTCGCCCGATACCAGCTTCTGGGATAGGTTCTGAAGGACGCTGTGATCGACCGGTAGGGAAGGGTAACTTGATGAACGATAAAATCCAGTTGATCGTAGAGGCTGTGGACGGACCAGCATTCTTCAGCTCTGTGGAGGCAGCCGAGATTTATCTGGAAGCGATCGACGTCGACGACGGCGAGTACCCCCGTGCATGGGGTCCCGAGGGGGAGCCTTACAGGCTGACATCAGTGGATGACCGGGTTGTCATCCTGGAAGATGAAAGCCGATCCAAGAGTCCAGCCGAGCTCGAGCAGTTTGTGCGTCGTTTCCTTGGCGCAAAGGCCGACGAGTCAGACGATTTGCGAGCGCTCCTGAAGAAGTGCGAGCCATCTATCGATTGTTGATACGAGGAGCCGCGGATATTGCCACCTCGAATGATCCTCTTCGTGCGACAGCTGCAAATGTTGCCGCAGGTGTTGGGGGAGTTGTTGGCGGTGCGGGGGGGGCGCGGCTCTCGGAGCTTTCGGTGGGCCCGCTGCTATTGTGACAGCCCCTGCTGGTGGCATAGCTGGCTCGATAGCAGGCGGAAACGCAGGCTACAGGGTAGGCGAGCAGGTGTATGATTGGCTCACCGGTTATTAGGGGTCGTTATGGGGTGGTTGAAGACATCAGTCCATGTGAGTGACGAAGCGATCCTACTCGATAAAGGCCTTAGGCCACGAATAATGCGGTGGGACGATGTAATGCATGTCTACGCTCAAAAGGTAGATTTAATAACTTACGAGGAAAACTTCCTGATATTCGAAGACGCTGTAGGAAAAGCGGTAGCAACGGGTGAACTTGATGAGGGGTTTAAAGCTTTATTATCTATGATTAGCATGAAATTAAATAAATTTCCGCTTGGTTGGCGCGAGCAACTGGAGCGAGAAGCGCCGGCTCCCCCACGGCAGATTTGGTGCAGGGAGGTATGAAGCGGTCGGCTGGTTCTCGGACATAAGAGCCACACAACAGAAGCTGGTGGTCGAGCGCCGCTCCACAAAGCAATCCCGCAGTCGAGTACCCGGGTTTCGCATCGGGCTTCTGCGAGTGGATGCAAAAAATTTTGTTGACTTTTTCAGCCTCTTCTGCTAAACACTAATTCAATTCTTGGAAATGCGCCCGCGGCACCTGGCCGATCGGGCGCTTTTTGATTCCGCCGCCGGACCCAGCACCAGGCACAGAGGCGCGGAACCCGCCGGACCCACATCCAAACGCAATATCTGCAAGCCATGCTGCGCGATGCGGTTGGCCCTGTGCTGCGTCCGGCGGACCCATTCAGGAGGGGAAACAATGTTCCAGATCTTCCTCGCCGCCCAGCTCATCGGCTTTATCCTTGGCGGAAGCGCATTCCTGCTGCGCTACGATCATGCCGACGCGCGCTGAGTTCCTTCAGCACATCTTCCGCCAATTGGCCCAGGAAGCCGCGCACGCCATCGCAGCAGGGGAGGTTGAAAGACCGCTGAACCTTCGCTGCGACATCGCCGAGACGGACAGCGGCTTCTGGGCGCTGGACACCCACCTTCGCTTCGTTCCGCACGATCTTTGCCGGCACGTCGCAATGCCAAGAATCGAGACTTGATGTGGACCGTTCCTGTGTCAGCCCGCACGATGTGCTGCTCGCGCTGATCGCGGCAAGGGATCACGTGCCGGCAACGGGCACGGCCAAGGAGCGGCTGCACCGACAGCAGCAATTCGCATTGGGCCTCATCGACTGGGCAATCCTGGAAAGCGACCGCGTGAGCGTGGGCGACCTCAAGGCCCTGTCCCGGCTCACTTACGATCCCAACCGGCCACGCTGACGAACCCCTGAACGGGGAGTCGGGAGACACAGATGACTGAGAGAAAGGGTCCAAACCCAGCTCGCGCCGGGCGAAGCAGCCCGAAGGCTGCCGCCAGCAAGACCAAAGCCGCGGCCAGAGACGCCATCGCGCAAGCGGCTGCCGAGCTCGGCGGGCATGAGCGCATCATCGCCTGGGCAATGGAAGACCCGAAGAACGAGGCGACCTTCTGGTCCAGCATCTATCCCAAGCTCATTCCAGTGCAGCTCAGCGGGGAGGGTGGCGGGCCGGTCGAACATGGCCTCACCATTCGGTTTGTCTGAAGTCCAGATCCCCAGCGCGTTCAGAGGATTGTTCGAGCCGCATCGCTACAAGGCCTTTTATGGCGGCCGCGGTTCGGCCAAGTCGCACAGCGTTGCGACCGCTCTCGTGATCATGGCTGCGCAAAAGCCACTGCGCATCGTCTGCGCCCGCGAGATCCAGCAGAGCCTTCGCCAATCGTCCAAGCGGCTCATCGAGGACAAGATCAAGGCGCTGGGGCTGGAGAGCCGCTTCCACTGCCAGGACAAGATCACCAAGGGCCGCAACGGATCGCAGTTCACCTATATCGGCATGTGGCGCAATCCGGATGCCATCAAGTCGCTCGAAGGCGCGGACATCTTCTGGGGGGAGGAGGCCAGCGCCTTCAGCGAGCGATCGCTGAAGATCATTCGCCCGACCATGCGCAAGCCCGGGTCGGAACTGTGGTTCATCTGGAACCCCGAGTTCGAGCATGACCCGGTTGATCGCTTCTTTCGAGGGCATCAGGGGCCTCCGCCAGACAGCTTCGTCAAAGAGGTGTCATGGCGTGACAATCCCTGGTTTGCAGGCACACCGCTCCAGGCCGAGATGGAGTTCGATTATGCATCGGACCCGGCCAAGGCAGAGCATGTCTGGGGCGGAGGCTATGTCACGGCGGTCGACGGCGCCTATTTCGCAAAGCAACTGGCGGATGCCCGGCAGGCGGGCCGCATCGGGGCGGTGGCGGCCGATCCGCTGATGCAGAAGCGGGCCTTCTGGGATCTCGGCGTCAGCGACAGCACGTCGATCTGGGTGGCCCAGTTCGTTGGCCGGGAAATCCGAGTCCTCGACTATTGCGAGGGCCAGGGACAGCCGCTCAGCTATTACGCCAACTGGCTGCGATCGAGCGGGCACGGCGATGCGTTGTGCGTCCTTCCCCATGACGGGGCCAGGCGCGACGGCTTCACCGCGATCAAGTTCGAGGACCATCTTCGGCAGGCCGGCTTCCAGGTCCAGACGGTTCCCAACCAGGGAAAGGGTGCAGCGATGCAGCGCATTGAAGCCGCCCGCCGGCTGTTCCCGGCGATATGGTTCAACGAAGAAACGACGCGGCACGGGGTGAAATGCCTCGCCGCCTACCACGAGCGCGTGGACAGCAAGCGCGGCATCGGGCTCGGCCCGGAACATGACTGGGCAAGCCACGCTGCCGACGCATTCGGGCTGATGTGCATCGCCTATGAAGCTCCGCGGGAAGCGAAGAAGCCGCGGGACTTTTACGCAGGGGCAGGGGGGTGGATGGGATGAGCAATGACATCCTGAAAGAGGCCCGTGAGGCGTTCGAGCTTTGCGCCGAAGTCGAGAACGACAACCGCAGGGAGTTTCTGGAAGATCTGCGCTTTGCCCGAATGGGCGAGCAGTGGCCGGACCAGATCAGGCAGCAGCGCGAGCGCGAAGGGCGGCCGTGCCTCACCCTCAACAAGCTGCCCGTGTTCATCCGCCAGGTGGTCAACGACGCGCGGCAGAACAAGCCGGCGTGTCGGATCCACCCGCAGGACAGCGGGGCCGATCCGCAGACCGCCGAAGTCCTGACGGGGCTCGTCCGCAACATCGAGGTGAGCTCGGACGCCGACGTCGCCTACGACACGGCGATCGAGAGCGCGGTCACCGGCGGCTTCGGCTATTGGGCGATCAACACCCGTTACTCGTGCGACGATGGATTGGCCGCCATCTTCCCCGAAGATGGCTTCGGACTGCCGGGGGGCAGTTCGAACCAATCCATATTCGAGCAGGACATCGCGATCGAGCGCGTGTCGAACCCGCTCACCGTCTATGGCGATCCTTATTCGGGTGCCGCCGACAGTTCCGACTGGGACACGGCGTTCCAGGTCGAGATGCTGGCCAAGGACCGCTTCGAGCGCGAATATAAGGGCGCGGATCCGGTCAACTGGGAAGAGGCGGGCTATCTCGGCCTCGGCACGCCCTGGATCGACGGCGAGGAAGTGATGATCGCCCGCTACTGGCGCCGCGAGAGGGTGAAGGACAAGATCATCGCCTTGTCCGACGGGCAGGTGGTCAAGGTCAGCGAGTATGAGAAGAACAAGGCGCTGTTCGATGCGCTTGCAGTGAAGCCGATCGGCCAGACCCGGGAGGTGAGCAGCCACAAAGTCACGCTTCGAGTAATGACCGGAGGCGAGGAGCTTTCCAAGGTCGACTGGGCCGGGAAATATATCCCGATCGTCCCCGTCTATGGCGACGAGGTGGTGATCGAGGGCAAGCGGCATTTCCGATCGCTGATCCGGGACGCCAAGGATCCGCAGCGCATGTTCAACTATTGGCGCACCATGGCGACCGAGCTGGTTGCGCTTGCTCCCAAGGCGCCGTTCATCGGCCCCAAGGGCGCGTTCGACACCGATCATGCCAAGTGGCAGACCGCCAATACCCAGAACCATCCCTATCTCGAATATGATGGGCCGCGGGCGCCGGAGCGCAACCCGTTCGCCGGGATGCCCGCCGGCGCGCTTCAGGAGGCGCTGAACGCGTCCGACGACATCAAGGCGATCACCGGCATCTACGATGCATCCCTGGGCGCCCGCTCTAACGAGACCAGCGGCGTGGCGATCAATGCGCGCAAGCTCGAGGGCGATGTTTCGACCTTCCACTTCATCGACAATCTCAGCCGCGCAATCCGCCATTCGGGGCGGATCGTTCTCGACCTCATCCCCAAGGTCTACACGACCGAGCGGATGATCCGAGTGCTTGGGGAAAACATGACGCCGCAGACTGTCCAGATCGCGCCGGGAGCGCAGCCACAGCAGCGGGAGGGCGCTTCGGGCGCTCCCGATGCCTCGGCGGCTTCAGGAGTGCCGAGCGGGCCTCTGGCGGCGGTTTCCCGCGTGCATGATCTGACCGTCGGCAAGTATGACCTCACCGTCACTGCCGGCCCCTCCTTCACGTCGCGGCGGGAAGAGGCTGCGCTTCAGATGCAGGAGTGGCTTCGCGGCTCTCCCGAATTGGGGCCGGTCATCGGCGACATCGTCGCGAAGAACCTCGACTGGCCCGGTGCCGACGAGATCGCGCAGCGCCTGAAGATCATGCTTCCGCCGGAGATCAAGGCAGCGATGGGCGAGGGGCAGGCTGGAGAGTCGCCGGCCGGGGGCAACGCAACGGGTCCGGCGATCCCGCCTGAGCTCGCTCAGCAGATGGAGGAGGGGATGGCGCTCATCCAGCAGCTTCGCGCCGAGAACCAGCAGCTCCGCCAAGCCACCGGGGCAAAGCAGCAGGAAATGATGCTCAAGGCCAGGGAGCTGGAGATCAAGAGCCAGGAGCTCGGCATCAAGGGCTATGAGGCGGAGACCGCCCGCATGCAGGCAACGCAGCCGCCCGTGTTCAAATCGCCATATGGGGAGGCGGCCTGATGAGCATGACAGGGCTCTTCGGGCGGCGCGCCCACGGCGTGTTTCCCAGGCATCTCAGCGCCACAAGTCCCGCTGTTCTCGATGAGCAAAACCAAGCCAATTTGAACGGGCTTATCCCGCCCATGGCCGATCCCGTCCACCGCCGGGACCTTGCAGGGATACGCTAAGGCACGGTGCAAGCTGGGGCCGTATCCGTACGCCCATTCCCTTGGAAATAATGGAATATCATCGTCTCCCAGGTTCGATACGCTTTCCAATGGCGTCAATGTGGAGACTCAGGCGCCGAGGGGTCCGGCTACGGCTTGCAACGCTGAGTGGCGACGGCCAGACATAAATATCCAAGCCGTCACTAAACTTTGACCGGCACAGCCATGCTTCGAAATAAGAAGTTGTCGGGGTCCGGCACAAGGCCGACGGGGCCGCGTCAGAGACGTTGGGCGCACCGGCAATCGGAAGCTCCCCCGACAATTGACCGATAGCAGCGTTGTAGTGGCGCTGCCAAGTCAGAGCCCCTTCCTGTTATTTGGAAGCACTTCCAACGAAATCTCCCACCAAGCGCGGCACGGTGCCGGGCAGTGGCCGAAAGCGCGTCCTAGCGGGTGCCCATCAAAGTAATGGCCTCGGCGCGACTTCCCCCGGAAGTCGCCTCGGATCCGTTGCCAATTTGATGGGGTCCCGAGACGCCATGTTCCCAAGGACTGACAGATGGAAAACGAAGACGCGACCAATCTGGCCGAAGCCGAGGACGTTAAAACCGAAGTCGAAGCGGAAGTCGAGACGAACGAGCCCGAGCTCGATGATTTTGGCAACCCGATCGACGCGGAAGCCGAAGCGGAAGACGAGCTCGAAGAGATCGAGCGCGACGGGAAGAGGTACAAGATCCCCGCAGCGCTCAAGCCCGAACTGATGATGCAGGCGGATTATACCCGCAAGACGCAGGAACTCGCAGCGGAGCGCAAGGCAATTGCCGATCAGCGCTCCATGGTCGAGCAAGCCTCGGAAGCGGAATTGAACGCCTACGCAGCGGTTCGGAGCATCGATCAGCAGCTCCTCAATTACAGACAAGTCGATTGGGAGCGCTGGGCGGACGACGATCCTTTTGAGGCGCAAAAGGCTTTTCAGAAGTTCCAGATCTTGAAGGATCAGCGCGGCCATGCCGCGAACTTCCTCGCCAAATCGAAGCAGGAACGCGAGCTCCAGAAGCAGCAGGAAACTGCCAAGCGGATGGAGGACGGTCGCGCCGAGCTCGACAGGGCGATCCCCGGCTGGTCAACAGGGACTGCGGCCAAGCTGGTGGACTTTGCCGGCAAGACTTTCGGGTTCACGCCCGACGAGCTTGACGACATCCACGATCCCCGGATCGCGCGAGTCCTCCACGCAGCCTTCCAGTTCCACGAGACTGCCAAGAAAGCAGCCGCTGCAAACAAGCATCTCAAGGCCCAACAGGTTCAGCCGGCACCGAAAGTTGCCGCGGGAGCGCCTCCCAAAGCGAAGGCCGACGATCGGGCCTCAATCGATGCCTGGATGAAGCAAAGATCCCAACAGGTTCGGGGCCGATAAACCCCGGATTCCCGTCGTGAGACGGCATGTTCACGGAAAGTGATTTTTCATTATGCCTAACGCACTTCTCACTCCCACTGCGGTGACTCGCGAGAGCCTCCGCATTCTCCACCAGAAGCTCAACTTCGTCGGATCGATCAATCGGCAGTATGACGATAGCTTCGCCAAGTCCGGCGCGAAGATCGGCGACAGCCTCAAGATCCGACTGCCCAACCAGTATGTTGTCCGAACGGGCGCCACGCTGTCGGCGCAGGACAGCAACGAGAGCTCGGTGACGCTCCAGGTCGCGACCCAGAAGGGTGTCGATCTCAACTTCACCTCCGTCGACCTCACCATGAACCTGGACGATTTCTCCAAGCGCATCATCCAGCCGGCGATGTCGGTGCTCGCAGCGGCGATCGAAGCCGATGCGATCTCGATGCGTCGTGACGTCGCCTCCCAGGTCAACAACCAGGCTTCGGCGATTACGCTGGCCAAGGTGCTCGAGGGCCGGAAGAAGATGGTCGACAACCTCGTTCCAGCCGGGGACTGGCAGGCGCTCGTCAACACCACCGACAGCGTCAACCTCGTCGATGCCCTCAAAGGCCTGTTCAACGACGGCAAGGCGGTTGCCGAGCAATATCGCGAAGGCAAGATGGGCCGCACGGCCGGGTTCGACTTTTCGGAATCCACCCACCTGTCGACGCAGCTGCGCGGTTCGGGTGCAGGCTATGTGCTGACCGCACAGCCGGCCTCCGGCGCCACCACTATCGCGGTCGGCACCGGCACCGGCACCATCAGGGCAGGCGAGGTCATCACCATTGCGGGCGTCAACAGCGTCCATGATGAAACGAAGGTGGACAGCGGCATTCTGAAGCAGTTCGTCGTCACTGCGGACCATGCAGGCGGCGCCGGCACCGTTTCGATCAGCCCGGCGATCGTGTCGTCAGGTGCCAAGCAGAACGTGGCGGCGCTGCCGTCCTCGACTGCGGCGGTGACGATCGCTGGTACGGCCTCGACCAATTACGGCCAGTCGCTGCTCTACCACCCGGACGCCTTTGCCTTTGCAACGGCCGATCTTGTCATGCCTTCCGGCGTGGATTGGTCCGCCCGCCAGGTGTTCGACGGCATCTCGATGCGGATCGTTCGCCAGTACGACATCAACAACGACAAGTTCCCCTGCCGTCTCGATGTCCTCTACGGCTACAAGACGCTCCGCCAGGAGCTTGCCTGCCGCCTTGCCAACCAGGCGTAACAATGCGGGGAGGGGGCTCGGGCTCCCTCCCTTTATCTTCAGGCGCGGATCGATGTGACGGGACGAGGCCGGGCTGGAATGAGCGGCTACGGACGTTCGCCAAGCAGAAGCCGGAGCCTCGAAACCTCCGTGACAAATGTTCCGGAGCGAAACTCCGGAGTCGCGGTCGCGTTGGAGTGGAATGCCCCGTTTCTATTTCCACGTTTGCGACGGCAACGGCTTCACCGAGGATGAAGAAGGCCTGGAACTTCCAAGCGTTCCTGCCGCCCGGGCAAAGGCAATCAACGGATTGCGGGACCTTCTTGCGGGCGAGCTTCGAAGAGGCGCCTTGAACATGGCATGGTTCATCGAGATCGAGGACGAGAACCGCCAGCTGGTCATGACGGTGCCGTTCTCGGAGGCCGTGACGATAGAGACCACAGCGCACTGCCAAAAAAGACCTCGCTAGTGCACGCCGCCCGCCACTGAGCGGGCTTTTTTTTGAAGAGGAGGGGCCCGTGGCGACCTTGGGCGAGCTCAAGACCCGAATTCGTCTCCAGACGAACAAGGATGACATCGCCTCCGGAGCGGAGAGCGAAGCGGAGCTGGCGGACGCGATCTCCAGCGCCATCGAGCATTATTCGGAAGAGCCCTTCTGGTTCAACGACCAGACGGTGGCGACGCCGCCCGCGACCGACGGAGCGTCGAACATCTGGACGACAGAGGCCCGCGATCTCATCGCCGCCCGCGTTCGGATGCTGCTTTATCGCGATTTGTGGCAGGATGCCGAGAACATGGCCCTGGCCGGTCAGGCGGAAGCGGAGAGCTTTCAGCGGTTGATGCGGAAGTCGGCACGGCGAGCCGAGGAGCCCTTGGGCACCGAACTTCCGCCCAACTCTTCAGCCTTCGACATCACCAATGGTTAAGCTGTTCCTGCCGCGGGAATGCCCGCAGTGGATGCATGTGGTGGCGCAAGGGATCGAGCGCCTGCTCGGCACCGCCGGCAACATGCCTGAGCATTCCAAGGCGCAGCTTCCATCGCCGGCGGGGGCAAAGCGCTGGATCTACGTCACGGATGAGATCGGCGGTGCCGTGCCTGCCTTCAATGACGGCAGCGCGTGGCGCAGAGCCACTGACCGCGCCATCGTTTCCTAGGAGCCAATTTCATCCCTCGAGAAGGCCCGCCGCATCCCCGGATGTGGCTGTGGACTGCCGGGGGCCGTCCACACCTGCTCGGGATAAATTAGGGGATTATGTAAGGTACGAACCCGTCAACAGCTCACGAAGGCCCAATCCGAGCAAGGCCCCGAACATGGTCACGTTCCAGGCCGCAAACACCCAGAACATGTAGGGCTGTTCGGAGCGGGAAACCCAAGTGGTAGGAATTACAGCCAACGGCATCTCGCCAGTGCGAAGCCCTTTTCTCAATACCCAGAGATAAATCGAGGACAACACCACAAGCAGGATCCCAAGGGCAGGTTCATTCAATCCGTCTTCTCCACTGGCTTGTGCTTCACCAGCTTCTTTACCCGCTCCTTGCATTATTCGCTGCTGCTGGTCCGTCAGAGTGCGATCAAGGATCTTCGTCTCGGCGAGGGCGGAAATGACAGCGACAAGCTCCTTATGCTCCAATTTCAACGCAAAGCCAGCAACGTCCTGATCGCCTAAAATTAGCCTTGAGCAGGCCCGCCGCATCTCCGCTGTGAACGCCGGGGGCTGTCCACACCGGTTCAAAGGATCATATATGCCATCATCAGCAACCTCCCGTGGCCGGCTCGAGAAGCAGGGCTCGGGCGAGAATTCAAACACCTGGGGCCACATCAAGCTCAACGGCGTTCTGGACCTCCTGGACGAGCAGATCGACGGCGTTGAGGCGATTGCGCTCACCGGCAACCTGACGCTCTCGACCACCAACTATGCCTCGGACCAGCAGCGCAACAAGGCGTATCGCTTCACGGGCACCGGCTCCTATCAGGTGGCTATGCCTGCAACCGAGTGGGTGAAGCTGTTCATCAACGCGACCACCGGCACGCTGACCGTCACCAACGGCACGAACAGCACCTCGATCGCCACGGGCAAGACCTTTTGGATCGCGTCGAACGGCACGAACCTCTATAAGGACACAACCGTTGAAGACGCCTCGGCCGCCGCAGCGGCCTCTGCAAGCGCTGCGCTCGATTCGGCTACCGCTGCCGCCGGAAGCGCAACAACGGCGGCCGGGCACGCTTCTACGGCCTCTACACAGGCAACGAACGCTGCGACCTCCGCGACCGCTTCCGCCACGAGCGCCACGGCTTCGGCAAGCAGCGCAACCACAGCCGCCGGTCATGTCACTACGGCAGCGGGTCACGTCGCAACCGCAGCAGGTCATGTCACGACCGCTTCCGAATGGGCGCAGAAGACCAGCGGGACGGTGGACGGCTCGGGCTATTCAGCCAAATACTGGGCGCAGCAGGCAGGCGCTTCAGCCGGCGCGCTCCCCACACAGAGCGGCAACAGCGGCAAGTTCCTCAGCACGGACGGGACTAGCGCGAGCTGGGCGGCAGTCGGCGCTCTAATTCCGACGGCGCAATCCACCGCCTATACGGTCACCACGGCCGACAAAGGAAAGCTCTTCGACGCAACCGGCCTCACCGCCGCGATCTCCTTCACGCTGCCGGCGGCCTCTGCATGCTCAGCCGACTTCTACTTCCTGGTTCGGAACGCCACCTATAACGCCGCAACGATCCGCTATGTGACGCTCACCCGCAACGGGTCGGACACAATCGACGGGGAGGCTGCGAACCTCAACGTCTATGCCGAAACTGTAAGGGTTGTCCGCAACGCGGCGGGGAATGGCTGGACCGTCGAAAAGAACAACGAAGTCGTCTGCTGGGATTACACGACCACGGCCGGCGCCACCGCGATCGACTTCACGCTGCCGTTCTCGGATACGCAGTTCGAGGGCTACCGGATTGATGCGCTGTTCATCATGGCTGCGAACGCCTACCCCTTGATGCAGCTCGGTATTGCCGGGACGGTCCAGACCACCAACTATAACACTGCCGAACATTACGCCAGCAGCGGCGTGTCTTCGGGCTCAAACTCAACATTCAACACGGCAATCCCGCTGTCGAGCGATGGCAATGCGACCGTTCCCGCTCACTCGGAAACTCTAATCCAGAACGCACGAGGAACATCCGGGGGGGCAAGAGGGCCGCGCGTGCTTTCGCGAGGGCAGGGACATGCAGGCGTAGGGGTGACGGTCGGCCACGTTGCCGCCGTTGGCGCGCTGACCTCCGTTCGGATACTTCTTGGCGGCGGCGTCACGATCAACACCGGCTCCCGCTTCCGCATCACCGGCATCAGGAAGGGCAACTAGAACTGCGACTCCGCTATGCACGTTCTCAAAAGATCGGCTTGTCGGCGCTCGGAAAAGTGGCGGAAGCCATCTTCGGCAAGCCGCTCTCGCCACCGGTCATCATCAACCAGGGCGATGCAACGCTCGACCAGTTGATCATAGGAGGCATACTCAACGCCTGCCCACTCACCGTCTGTTTCGTCCGGCCGCCGTTCTGAAAGAACAGGGATTTTGTTCGCCACCAGATAGGAAACGCGAACCACCTCGAACGCGCTTTGCTCATAATAGTGGATGTTGACGACCAGCTTGGCCCGGCCAATGTGGAGGTCTCGATCGGGTCCATAGATGCCTCGAAGTGAGGCTGTGATCATTCCGCGCGCAACCAGCTCATCAATGATGCGCTGCCGCCTGTCGTTTACGGAGCCGTAGAAGATAACGTCGTAAGGCTTCTCCAGCGAAATTGGAATTTTCGCAAGCGCCGGAGAGTAGCCGATTTCGAGCAGGCGTGCGTGCCTTATGCCGAGCCCATGCAGGGAGGCGAGGTTCTGCTTGCTGAAATCCAGCACCGGGAATTGCTGAAGCGCGGGAAGGTAGCGGTCGCTCATCCAGACGCTACCTTCAATCATCTGCTCCAAATTGAAGATGATGCTGTTGGGGGGCATTGGCGGGTAGCCCAGGCGCCAGAGAAGGTTCGCTCCCAAGACGATGGGAATCCGGCCATTCCATTCCTCCGGATTGCGAACGATCGGAGCAGACCCGCCCAATTCGCGGAACGCATCTTCCAGCGCATCCGCCACTTCATCGAATGTCCGGTGATCATAACCCTCGGGGCTTACCACCCAGATGCAATGGCGGTTCTGATGAGCTTCCCAACCATCGGCAAACGGAACGAGACTGCGCTGCATTCAAGCTTCTTAGAGCGCGAGGCGGAATGAGAATAGCTCTCGACATCCCGCCCGGCCGTATCTCGTCGTCACCTCAGTCCGATTCCACCCCCCGGCTTTGGGAATCATCGATTCGATCGAGAGGCCATATAGGCGTCTCGCTGCTGCCATGCGTGCTCGTTGGTGAGCAGTTGCTGGTGGACATGGCCGATCGTCCACGAAAGCGCGTGATCGACGTGGACGGGAATGCCGGCCGCGTGCAGCTTGCGGAAGAAGTAGATGTCCTCCCCGACGCCCTCAATTTTGCCGGGCAGTGTTTCGTAGGCAAATAGCGGCCACAGGTCGGGTATTTCGTTCAAGATGGTCATGTCCATCAGGCAGAGGCCGAGCCCTATATGGCTCACCTCGGTTATCTCAAGGTTCCTCGCCATTTCTTCGGTGGTCCAAAGAACCTCGTTGTCGAGCGTTGTGGCAGTGGGGATGGTGGGCGAGGTGCGGCGCGGATAGTTCACGCCCACAACGCGGAGATTCAGGGAAAGCAGCCGCAGCAGCGCTTCTTTCGGGAAAGTCGTGATCAGCATCGACCCATAAGAGATAGTTTGCATCCCAGTGTTGGGCGTCTTTGACTAGCATGTTCCGGAGCGTCGGCAGTGTTGAGGAGCTGCGCATGAAGATATCCATCTGCGGCACCGTAACCTGATCGTTGAACATGATCGGAGCCTGCACCGTCCGAACCATCATCTTGGCAAGGCAGTAGGCAAACCTCGCGCTCACATCGGCATAATGAGGCGTGCAAATGGCTATTTTCATTCCTCAGCGATAACCGGAGAGGGCGTCCGATGGCCACCCATATTGGAGACGTTATGGCGAGCTAGGTGCCCGAGCCTCCCTATGACCTCGCGGCCGCCAAGGCGCAGAAGATCGGCGGTGTGATGGGTGTGGCCGCACGCACCGATCAAACGGGGTTGATGGCGCCTTTCGCTTTCAGATGATCGAGATAGTTGCCACGATAATGGTAAGCGCCGGTATGCGTTGAGTTGCTGGTGACGTCCGCCCAAATCTCTCCGCCGAGTGAGCGCCAGCGCCTGCAAAACGAGACATCTTCGGACAACGAGCACTCACCGTCCACCTCGATGTGGTTGAAGAAGCCCCAATTGAGCCCATCAAGTCCCGGGAACATATCATCGTGAAAGCCTCGGTTCCTTAGATCGGGAAAGGCTTCCATCATCGCTTCGAAGGCTTCACGCCTGATCAGCAAAATCCCTGTTCCGACATGCAGGGCCTTGCCAAACCCGTTCACCACTTCCGTCGTGCCTTGGGGACTAAACTCCAGCCTCCCCACATAATCGGAAGCCTGATAGAGAATATCGTCGATATTGGTTGCGGTCTTCAGGTTCACTTCGGACCATTGGAGCCTCCGCTTTGGATAGATGCAGCCGACCACCGGCTTGTCCAGTCCAAGCATTCTCTCAATGCTCTCCGGCGCGAGCGACTGATCCGCATCGAGCATCAAGAGGCGGTCAGCTCCAGACTTCAGGAAATGGCCGACGATAGCGTTTCGAACCTCGGAGATTACGGCGCTGGAGGCCGTGTTGAAGGTGACGGTCCAACCCCAACCCAATGCGATCGCTTGGATGGTGACCATAGTAAGGGCGGTCTCAGTCACCACGGTTCCGCCGTGGCTGGGAACGCTTACGAACAAGTGCAATTCGGATCTCCAGGATATCTCCCAGCGGGATAGCCCGGCCGGCCGATTTGAGGAAGGGCAGGTGATCGCCCTCCGCGCTAGGAAGGGGCATCGTCAGCGCCTTGTTCTTCTGGGAATGTCTTCGGAAAAGCGATGGATTCGTTATGATCAGTTGGGCATGCGCTTTAGGCGGCTCGGCTGGGGCGCAGAGGCGACAGGCTGTCCGTTCGCGAGGATCAGACGATATGAAGGTGGCGGTGATAAGCCCATATTATCGGGAGGACCTGGAAACGCTGCGGAAATGCCACACGAGCGTCCTGGAGCAAACCTATCCCTGCACTCATTTCTTTGTTGCCGACGGCCATCCTCAGCCTGAGCTAAGCTCCTGGGATGTACAGCACATCATCCTCCCGGTTTCTCACCGCGATTTCGGCAACACACCGCGCGGTATCGGGGGTATCTCTGCCCTGAACCAAGGGTTCGACGCGATCGCCTATCTCGACGCCGACAATTGGTATGCTCCGGATCACGTCGAAAGCCTTGTCGCATGCTGTCTCGAGAATGGCTGTAAGGTCGCATTCAGCAGTCGGCACATCGTTCTCTCCACAGGCGAGCTATTCGATCGGTTCGACCCTGACGAAGCTGCCGGCAAACATGTCGACACAAGCTGCTTCTTCATCACGGCGGGCGCAGCATTTCTCGTGCCCATCTGGGCAATGATGGATCCCAAGGTCTCCCCAATCTGTGATCGGATCATGCTGAACGCGGTACTCATTCACGGCGTCTCCCACGCCTGGACCGGACGTAAAACACTCTATTATGTTTCACATTGGCGAGAGCATTTCGAGGCAATGGGCAAGCCACCGCCGCCTGACCCGCACACATCGGCGGGAGCGGTTTACGATGCGGAAGAAAACTTCAACCGGCTCGGCTTTTATCCGCTTCCACAATAGCTTGCAGCTCGCCCCGCTTGGAGGTCAAACCCGGCAGGACGGACCGGGGCAGGATGATGTCAGTGGAACGATCAGGCTGGAAGTGGATCGCCTCCCCGCCCGGACAGGCGGTCAGCAATCACGTCCCGGTTGAACAGTTCTGACCGGAACACATGCCCCACCTCCCAGGAGAGGGCGTGGTCCACATGAATCTTACGCCCGGATCCCCGCACCAGTTCGCAGAAATAGTAATCCTCTCCAACGAAATGCTTATAATCCGGGGACATGGCAAGCGCGAACAGCGGCTTGCCGGTCGCCTTGAGGGCCTGGATCACGGGCACTGAAACGAGGCAGAAGCCAAGTCCAACGTCATGCACTTCCTGCACTTCCCCGGCCTTCGCCTGCGCTTCGGTTGTCCATATCGGGCCGCCCCGATCATCACGGGCGGTGGGGAGAGACGGGCGGGTTCGGCGAGCGTAGTTGGCCCCGATCATATCCCTATTGTGAGAGAGAAGGCGGACCAGCGCATCTTCAGGAAATGAATGGTCGGAATCGATCCACAGCAGGTAGTTTGCGCCCCATTCCAAGGCATCATCGGCAAGCCAGGTTCTGGCCTCCGGCACGAGGGAGCTGGTCCGCATGAACGGCTTGATCTCAGGCACTGCGGGATGGCCGTTGAACTCGAACTGACACCGCCCGGTGAAGAGGATGAGGTTGGCGAGCGACAGCGCATATTGAGGGGTCACGTCTCCATAGTAGGGCGTGCAAATGGCGATCTTCATAAGCCGATATCGGTCATTTCAACCGCCATGCGAGTTCTTGAGTGTGCGCTGCGCGACATGGCCAATGTCCCACGATAGGTGATGGTCGAGGTGTATGGTGAAGCCTGCCTTTCGAATGCGCTCGAAGAAGAAGTAATCCTCGCCTTTGAACTCCGTCCCATCATCACCCAACATCTCGAGCGCGAAGAATGGCTTGCCCTTGAGCTTGTGAATGACGCGCATGTCGATGAGGCAGAGGCCGAGGCCGAGACTCGTCACTGGCTCTACGGTAAGCGCGTTGGCGAGCTGCTGAGTGGTGAAAACATCCTGGCCGTTCAGCCCGATGGCGGTGGGGCGGATGCCTGGGCCACGCCGCGGATAGTTGACACCCACCACGGGCAGGTTGAGCGACAGGAGCCTGAGCAGGCTTTCCTTCGGGAATGATATGTCGGAATCGATCCATAGCAGGTAGTTCGCGCCCCATTCCACGGCCGACCTGACGAGGCGGTTCCTGATCTGAGGCAGGACCGAACTCTGGTCCATGAAGACCTCGATCGCCGGGCGCGCCGGTTTACCGTTGAACACAATCTCGGCCTGGTCCGTCCAGTGCACCATGGTCACCAGCGAGTGAGCATAGTTCATCGTCACGGTGGAATAGACCGGGCTGCAAATGGCGATCTTCATCGATCGGCTGATAGCCAGCAGGAAGATGAATGAGAATAGCTCTCAGCATCCGACCGCCTTTGCTCCGACGACACGACCTCTTCCTTGATCGGACGCTATCTGGCGCGTGCGCCCTCAGGCTGATCGGGAGTCGGATGCGGTCACCTCTGACACTCTGACCGGCAAGTGCCGCGGGCTCATCTTCTAAGCTGACATGGCCGGCCGAGGCTGAACGAGTTTCTAATTTATGGGGGTAAGATGGGTCTCTTCAATTCGGTCGGGCAGATGCTCGACGACAGGCCGGGCAGCCCGATAGAGGATTGGCTCCGGCAGAACGATTTCATAGGCCAGCAGACGCCGCGCAATGGCCTCCCGGCGCGCATTTCCCTGTTCCAGTCTGCACCCCAACCTCGCGGCCTCTTCGCAACGCGCCCCAGCGCGGACCGGCTCGGCGACAGCGGCGGGGAGATCGGCTCGATCGATCTTCTCGGAGCGCTAGCGGAAGCGGATCGCCATGCCCGGACGATCGGCATCCAGGCGAGCTCATCCGACCTCAACAGGTCGGTTCAGGACTTCACGCTACGGGCAAATGGACCAAAAGCCTACGGACAGAAGGCCAGCTTGCAGAGTCCCCGGATTGACGCACCTGCCAGTGTCGCCGATCCGGCGCGGACGGCTGCCGCTTCTCGCCCCGACACCGTCACGAGCAGGGCGGCGCAGGTTCATCCAACTGCGGCTCGCATCCGCGCCGATGAGGCAGCGGCAAATCGCCGCATTGCTCGTACCGGCCGCCCAGGTAGGATTGCTGCCGACGCACTGGACGCAGGCACACCTCAGCCGGTGGCGGAGCAACCGTTGGGCGGCCAGGCCAACCAGCCTCCTGCACCGTATCGGAGCCAAGTCGATCCTGCGAAGAACGCGCAGCTACAGGCGGCATTCGACAACGGCGCTTCGGTCGGCGATCTGCTGAAAATGGCCTTCAGCCTCGGCATCCAATTCGACCGCGGCAACACCGCCAACCTGCGACAGGCGATTGCCTGGCGCGACAAGGGCGGCAAGGGCGCCCGTATCGCGCCGGAAGCCGGGAAGGAAAGTCTCGACCGGGCCGGTCGCGCGCGGCTGGTCGGTAGCCCCGTTGCGGGCATTGCCTTCAATGATGAGCTTCCTGAAACCGTCGCCTCCAAGCTGAAGCCTGAGCAACTGGCGCGGTATCTGGACATGGCGACTGATCTGAAGTCAACGCCCGAACAGCTAACAGCGCTGATGAAAAGCTTCGGCCACGAACTCGCCAATGCTGACGCGATCGTGGAGGCTCGGGCCAAGGGACTGGGCGTCAACAAGGACCCAGATTATAGGCTCCGAAAGATCCCCAAGAACCCGGACGGTGCGGGCGGCGCGGCCGCTCGCGGGTTTGGCGATCCCATCAACTTGCTCGATGAAATGGGCGCGGTTGCTGACACGCTTGGCGCGACGAGCGGGCGGGAAAATATTTGGACCTCTGACCGTCCGTTCCTCGACGTGCTCAATAGCAACATCGATGAAAACCGTAGCATCCTCCAGGCCGACGAGCGCGACCACTTCGAAGCGCGGTTCGGCGGCCAACTTGCCTCGGGTCTGCTTATTCCCGTGGGTGGCGGCGCAAGGACCGCAGGACAATTCGCTAAGTACGGCGCAGCGGAGGGTTTCGCGGCCGGCTTCGGTGCTGGTGAGGGTAATCCTCTGCAGCGCGCGCCAAACGCTGCTGTCGGCGCGGGATTGGGGTTCGCCGGCGGCTATTCGCTTGGACGTGTAGGCGAGGAAGTCTTGCCTCTCGTCCCGCGGGCGCTGCGCAAGCGCGAGGACGGTTTGGAGGCTTGGCTCAGTGTCGCCGACGAAATGGAGCCGATCGTGCCGCAGCGCGGGGCAGCGACGCTCAACGAGGCGCGAACTGCCGCAAAAGCCTTTGTCGGCCGTCCTATCCGCAACGAATGGACAGATCTAGACGGCACGGTCTCTAATAAAAGCCTGGGCAAGATGACGAGCGCGAAGGCGTTCGAAAAATCGATAGGGCCGGAGGAGCATGCGGCCGCCGTGGCGAATGCGGACCAACTCTTCGCGATAGCTAGACGGGTCGAGACGCACCCCGACAACCGGGAGGAGCTGACAATTAAGGCCCTGCACCGCTATATCGCGCCGATGATGTTCAAAGGGCGTCGACTGGACGTGAAACTAACGGTCAAGGAAACGACCGGCCCCAATGAGCCCAACCCGCTCTACACGATTGAAGCTGTGAGGGTGGAGCCCGCTTCGGTTCCGGGTTTACGGCTTCCACGCCCGGACAAAACCGGCACGTGGCCCCCGCGGGCTCCACGCGATTTATAGTCAAAAAGAGAGACTGAGTCAATAAAGGACGGGTTCAGGTAGTGCTCCACCACTTCTAGAGAGCAATGAAGATGAGCGGCTCCCGATACGCTGTCGGTATTTCGGTCGCAGAGGATGCGAACGGTAAGATCTTCTATAATCTCAACCGAAATCCGAATAAGCTTCTAAAAAAAAGGTAGCTCCGACAGCTTGACCGAGGAAAAGCCTTGGGACTGCCGGAGCCCTAGCCAACATAGCGCCGTAAGTAGCACAAATCAACGAAGACGAGGGCCAGACGGATCGACGACCCGGGGGGGGGGGGGGAGCCGACAGTTAAGGCCGTGCACCGCTATATCGCCTCGATGATGTTTAAGGGCGACGATTGGACGTGAAGCTAACAATCAAGGAAACGACCGGCCCAATGAGCCGAACCCGCTCTACACGATTGAAGCAGTGAGGTGGAGCCCGCATCGGTGTCCGAGACGTCTGCACCCGGACGAAACCGGAATGCAGCCCCCGCGGGCTCCAGCGCTAACAGAGCGAAGACGCAGGAATAAGTCAATGAAGCACGGGCGGTGGTGCGCGTTGATTTCGATGGCGCAACCAAGACTTGGCTGTTGACCGCGTTCAAACCCAACTAGCTCGTCAAAAACACCGGCGCGGAGACGGTAGGACGGGCAGCGTCCCCGACTTGATCAACCAGGCTGCAAAATCCCCAGGTTGGCCGGGCATCCACGGTTAGAGGTACCAGCGCTTGAAGGCAATGAGCCTGGGCCTCGGAGGCCGGGAGGACGCGCGACATCCCTCCATCGGCAACTGAAACAGCGCCCAGCGTAGCACGATTTTCCGCAGTTCGGCCTCCAGTCGGAATATAAGCCAGGCGACGCCTCCGCTCAATCCCGCGCAGAAACCCCGAGCTACGGACATGGGCTTAGGTCCGCTCGGGCCAGGCGCGCGCGGGCTTGTCGCGTAGCGGCTTCATCGCCGAAAATGACGGACGGGGGAGACACTGATCAAGTCTGCCTACCGTGAGGAACGGATCGACTGCCGAAGTGGTGAGGTTGGAGGCCGGGGGCGCGCGAAATTCCCCATCGGTGGCCGAGCCGAAGCTCGGCGGCCCGCAGGACGCGACTTTCTGACGTTCGGCCTCCAGACCCGACATATGCCAGACGGCGCCTCCGCTCAATCCGGCACAGAAGCCCCAAGCCACGGGCATGAGCCCAGGCCCGCCCGGGCGCTGCACGCTGAGCTTTCGACAGATTGCGTCGTAAAGCAGAAAACGCGGCTCATGACGTAATGAGCCGCCGAGAGGCGCCCCGCCGTCGCCGGACGACTGACGTGGCGGCGGTATCGGTCGGGACGGCTCCCCCGACCTCGGAGCAAATGCAAGATTGCGGAATGCGGTTCCGATGCGAAGATGCGCCCGGCGAACCGTCGGAACAACATGACCAGGCGGCCGAGTTCGACAGTCTCACGTTCACCGCTCCTGTCGATGATCTGCGGTAGCCCGAACACCTTTTTGCGGACATTCCCACCGGCTGGCGTCCTGTCGACGAACCGCAGCCAGGCCGCGTCCGCAAGCTGCGCAGGCGAGCGCAGTCAAAGCATGACCAGGAGGAAGCATGAGGACCGCACTCGACATTCCGCCCGGCCTTGTTTCGGACGACACGACGTTTTCCTCCACCGGGCGCTATGAGGATGCTGCGAATATGCGCTTCTGGCGCGGGCGGCCTCAGACGATCGGGGGATGGGATGCGGTCACATCCGATACCGTGGCCGGCAAGTGCCGCGGCCTCCTCTCCTGGGCGGACAATGACGGCAACATCACGCTGGGGCTCGGAACCCATTCGGGTCTCTACGTCTATCAGGGCGGAACGCTGGCGAACATCACTCCTGCCGGACTGGCGGCGGGCAATGAAGACGGCGTTGGCGGCCCCGGCTATGGCGCGGACACTTACGGCACCGGCACCTACGGAACGCCCCGCTCGAACTATTATCCGCGCACCTGGGTGCTGGACACCTATGGCGAGACGCTGATCGCCAATCCTCGCCTGGGCAAGATCTACCAGTGGTTGAACAACACGGCCGCTGTCGCGGCTCAGGTCACGAATTCCCCTGCCCAAGTTACTTATGCGCTCGTTCTTTTCACCCGCCAGCTCATGGCGCTCGGCTGCAACGAGGAGGTGAGCGGAACCTTCAATCCGATGTGCATCCGCTTTTCGGACATCGAGAACATCACGGCCTGGACCACCACGAGCTCCAACAATGCCGGCGAAGTTATTCTCGAGGGCGGCGGGCGCATCGTTGCCGGGCGAAGGTTCGGGAACGGAGTGGCGGTCTGGACCGACAACAGCGTCTATTTCGGCCAATATACCGGCGACACGAACAATCCCTGGCGCTTCGATCGGATCGAGGAGAATTCGGGGCTGATCGGGCCCAACGCGGTCGCGATCGTGGGCCAGACCGCCTACTGGATTGCACCGGACCTCCAGTTTCGAGTCTGGCCGCTGGGCGGGACGCCGGAGATCATCACCTGCCCGATCCGCTCGGACTTCGCAGACAATCTTGCCGAAGCACAGGGTGACAAAATCTATGCCGGCTCGGTCTCCCGGTTCGGCGAAATATGGTGGCATTATCCCGACAGCAGGGACGGAAACGAGAACAGCCGCTCGCTCTTTGTTTCAACGGTGGACGGCTCATGGTCGCGGGGCAATTTCGGCCGCACCGCTGCCATTGACGCGGGGGTGATCGGTTACCCGATCATGGTCAGCCCCGCGGGGCAGATATTCTATCACGAGCTCGGAGGAACGGCGAACGGCTCGGCGCTCGACTGGTCCATCAAGACCGCCGACCAGTATATTCAGGACGGCGGCGAGCAGTTCATGACCCGCACCGTCTACCCCGACTTCGAGGACCAGGTTGGGTCGATCAGCCTTACCGTGGAAACCCGCAAATACCCGCAGGCCCCAGTCACGACACACGGGCCCTACACGCTGGCGGAAGGGCGCGGAAAGAAGGACTTCCGAGCAACGGGGGCGGTCTTTGCGCTCAAATTCTCGGGCAATTCCAATCCGAGTTACGTTCGTCTCGGCAAGCCGATATTCGAGGTGACGGCGCGGGGGAAGCGTTGATCTTCGAGGTGCCCGATTGGGCGGGGTATCTTCGCTTCAGGGATCAGTTCCAACGCCTCCTGGACCCGCGCTGCTACTCGATCGAATGGCTCGACCGGCAAATTCTCTCGGGCGCGTTTCGTCCCTTGGTTGGAGAGCGAAGCGCAATCCTCGTCAGCATCAAGACCTACCCCACCCGGGCGCGGGAGCTTCACGGCGAAGGGGCGGCGATCGAGCTTCCCGGGGCGCGTGAGGAAGTCGAGGACGTGCTGATCCCGAAGGCCGAAGACTTTGGCCGCCTGATGGGCTGCGGCTGGGCGGAGATCGCATCCCGCCCTGTTTGGGCCAAGCGGCTCAAGAGCCGTGGTTATGAGCAATATCAACTGAGCATTCGGAAGGATCTACGATGACGCCTTGGGGAGAAAAGCCGGGAGGCTTCGGCGGCGGCGGGTTTCAAGACAATGCGTGGCTCGGCAATGCCAAGCGGCAGAGCCTGTTCCGAGCCAATCCGGGGGCAATATCATGGGCCGGGAAGCCGAACACTCCGGGCATGGAGGCGCCTCTGCCGGCTACCGCGAATGTCTCGGACCAGCAGTCGGGTCGGCCGGCACAGGCGCCCGTGAGCATGTTTGCGCAGTCCAACGATCCGTTCGGAATGTCGGCCCCGGCCCTTCAGGCCCAGGAGTCCGAGTTCAACCGACAAGCCGACGATGCACGGCGAGCAATGGAGCGGATGCGCTCCGGCCAGTGGCAGAGCCTTTTCAGCTCCAGATATTAATCGAGGGGGACACGCCCATGGGCATTTCTACGTCAAAGAAGACGAGCAAGACGGATCAGACGCAGAACGAGAGTTCGACCGTCACCCCGACGAACCCGCAATGGACCACCGACGCCATCCAGGGCCTCGTCGGCAGGATCGGTGCGTGGGGCGCCAAAGACCCCTCCGAGATGATTGCTGGAGCTTCGCCACTTCAGAAGCAGGCATGGGAGCGGGCAGGGGCGCTCGGAAGCAACTACGATGAGGCGCTGGGACTTGCCCGCAAGGCAGGGGCTGCCGGCCCGAACCTGGCCTCCGGCGAGTTCGGCTATACGCCCGGTCGGATCGGCGGACCCCTGAAGGCTGGCGCTTCCGGCTACGAGCCCACGCTTGCGGCCAGAACGGAGATCGGCGGCGACCAGAGGGGCAATGCGTCCCAGGTGGGCGGCTTTGGCGGCTACGATCCTGCGCTGATGGACCGCACCGTGATCGATCCCATCGAGCGGGTGAGTGCTCGCACCGGCGCTTCTTTCATGGGCGCATATCAAGACCCGTATATGAGGGACGTGGTGGACACGACCCTTGCCGACTTCGACGAGAATGCCGGCCAGATCCGGGCAAGACAGGCCGCACAGGCAGCAGGAAACAAGGCGTTCAGCGGCTCGCGCTATGCCATCCAGGAAGCGCAGACCGAAGGCGAGCTTGCACGGGGACGGGCATCTACCGCCGCCAAGCTGCGCTCCGACGCCTTCAACACCGCAGCCGGGCTTGGAATGGCTGACGCGAACCGCTTCCTCTCAGGCGACACGACGAACGCCGGCAACTGGCTCCAGCGCGGCCTCTCACAGGCCGGCATGGATCAGTCGCACCTCGGCTACAATGCCGACGCCATGACCGGCGCTCGCAAATACCTGAGCGATTGGGACAATCAGGGCATCATGAAGAACGCAGACCTTTCCCACGACATGGAGCGATTCAACGTCGGCAACGCGGTCAGTCGAACCCGCGACCAGGCTGGAATGGACGCTTCCTGGCAGGGCGCGAATGCCGATCGCTCAACGGCTGCCGCTCGCGACCTCTTCAACGTCAGGAACCAGTTCGAGAGCGACTATGCAGGCCGCGCGAACGATTGGAAGGCGGCTCAGTGGGGCGCCGACACCGATGCGGCCCGCTACGGTGCAGACCGTGATTGGCAGCAGGTGCAGTTCAACGTGGGGCAGAAGGATGACGCGCTCGCCCGTCAGATGCAGTCGGCGCAGCTTATCTCGCAGATCATGCAGCAATATGGTGTGGATGAGCGGGCGGCGATCCAGCTCATGGCAAGTCTCGGGGAGCAGGAGCGGGGGATCGATCAGCAACGGCGGATGGCGGAATTGGCACAGCTCGAGGCGATGGGGCAGCTCTACGGCGCAACGCCGTTCCAGCTCTTCCAGGGGCAGCAGGGCACCGGCACGACCAACATGAAGGGCACGACCGTCGAGAAGGGCAAGCCGAGCCTGTTCAACTCGATGCTTGCAGCGGCAAGCGTGGCATCTCAATTCGTCAAGCCGTCCGAGCGCCACCTAAAGAGAGGAATCAATAAGGTGGGGGCACTTCGGAACGGCCTCAACGTCTACTGCTACCGCTATGTTTGGGATGCAGACGATGTTCCGCTGCACACGGGCGTCATGGTGGATGAGGTGGAGCAGATCCAGCCCGAGGCGCTTGGTCCGATCATCAACGGCATTCAGACGGTGGATTACGCTAAGGTTGAGGGGTGGATGCAGTGAGCCTGTTCAGATCATTCGAGAAAAAGCCGCTGATGCCGATGCCCCGGTCATCGGACGATATCCTCGGCATGGGGCTGCCCAGCGATGTCGCGTCCATCATGATCAACGGTGTCGAGGGGCGGGTCCCGGACCTGCGCGGACTGGGTGACGCTGTCCAGAGCCTGTTCCGCAAGAAGAGGCCCCAGGTGGACTGGGAAGGCGGAGGCTACAACAAGCCGCTGGAACCGGAGCCGTTCGACATCAGCAAGCTATTTCTGCGGGGGAGCATCTGACGAGCCTCGTTCCCAAGGCGGAGACTTCACGGTGCAGATCAATAGGGCTCTGGCGGCCGACGCAGCAACGCCGCGATAGCCCGCGGCTGTCCACCATCTGAACCTTCACGCGCTGCGCTCATCACAAACATCAAAGTCGAGCCAAACGCTTCCACCGGAGCGCTGGGCGGGGAGGACTTATGCCGGAGGGAGGGATGGACAGTGACGCGAAGCTCGGCCTCGTTCGCATGGAAGGGAAGATCGACCGGATCGGCGATGCCCTTCAGCGCGGCCAGGAAGACATGCGCGCATTGAATGAGCGGCAGATCACGGAGGTGAAGCGGATCGACGAGCGCCTGCACGGGCACGGCAACCGGATCCAGGTGCTGGAAGCGAGGGATTATTTCCAGAAGGGCGAACGGCAGGGGCTGGCTCTCAGTGCCAAGGCTGTCCACTGGCTCGCGGGCGGAGGCGTCATCGGCTCTGCGCTCCTGATCGCTCGGCACTTCGGGGCATGAACGAGGCCCTCCGCGACATCCGCAACCTGGCCTTCGTCTACAGCCATGTTTTGGAGGAGGAGATCCCGGCGGAGTGGCTGGAATTGCTCACCAAGCTTGATGAGGAGGGATCATGACAAACGCTTTGATGATCCCTCTCCGTGTAGCCGCCGGCATGCACGCAAAAAGCTCAGCGCCAATCTGACCGCAATGAAGCGCAGAGGGTGATCCGGAGCTCGACCGCGTCACGGCGGTGCAGGGCCCGTTGAGCGATTCAGGATGACGGCTGACCGATCTTCGCCTTGCCGCTGAGCAGGGCGCGCCCGCGCACGCGAGATGATGCGCGATCAACTCAACTTTCGGGGGGAACATGACCGAACAGAAGAAGGGCAGGGCACCCATTGCGGTGCTGATTGCCGCTGCCTGTGCCATTGCCGCACCAACGGTGATGCACTTCGAGGGGAAACGTAACCGCGTCTACCTCGATCCGATCAAGCTCCCAACCGTCTGTTACGGCCACATGGACCGTTCGATGAAGGTGGGCACCCGCTTCTCCGACGATCGGTGCGAAGCGCTTCTTGAGGGCGATCTCAGGGACCATGCCGAAGGAGCCGCACGATGCACTCCGACGATCCTCGACAAACCCGAGATATTCGCAGCCGTCACCTCGCTTACCTTCAACATCGGCGTGTCGCGTTACTGCAACAGCACGGCTGCGAGGAAGCTGAACTCTGGAGACTATCGCGGCGGGTGCGCTGCGCTGGGGCTGTTCAATCGCGCCGGCGGGCGGCTGCTGCCGGGTCTCGTAAGGCGGCGAAAGGCCGAGGTTGCGCTCTGTTTGCGGGGGATCGAATGAAGAAGCTTATTGCATATGCCAAGCGCCGGATGTTCGAGCCGTCCACCTACATGGGCATGGTCGGCATCATTGGCTCCATTTCCGTCATGCCCGAGCCCTGGAAGTGGTTTGCGCTGGCGATGGGCATGTTCGGGATCTCGATCTCAGACAACGCCATCAAGCAATGGGCTAACACGCCGCCACGATAGTCCGGGGGACTTCATCATGAAGGCAACACTACTGCCCGTCGCGTTCGCGGCGCTGACCTCTGCTGCGCCCGTGCCGGTGGAGAAGGTGCCCTATTCCTCGATCAAGCTGATCCGCTGCGGACGAGCATCGGGGACGGTGTTCCAGATTGCTCCTCGTGTCCTGATGAGCGCTGCGCATGTCACCCGTAACGGCCCGTGCTCGGTTGACGGTGTTCCGCTTGAAATCAGGCTCGAGGACAATGCGCTCGATTATGCGCTGATCAGGGGCACGATCGGCAAACCAATGACGCTGCTCTGCAAGGAGATGAAGCGTGGGCGAACCTACCATGGCATCGGCTATGCCGGCGGCAGATACCGCATGGACAGCCGGCTCTTTGCTGAAAGCCGCACCGAGGCCGATGTGGAGGGCACGTCCTATAGCGGAATGATGCGGTTCCGCGGTGGAGCGATCCCGGGGATGTCGGGCGGGCCGATCATCGACGGCAGTGGCAGGGTGGCGGCGATCGTCAACGCCTCCAGTTCCGAGCTCAGCACCGCTCTCGGACGCTCAGTGAAGGACACCATAACATGCCGCTGATGTTGCTCCGCTTCTGGCGGGAAGGGATGGTCGCGCTCCTCGTCCTTGCCTGCGGCGCTCAGGAACTGCGCGTGCGGGGACTGAAATTCGAGCTCCAGGAATCCCGACAGCAGACCCGCGACGAGAAAGCTGCGCACAGGCTGACGATCACCAACGTGAAGGCCGCGGCCGAGAAGGCCCGGGCCGACGATGCTGCCCATGCAAGGCGCGTGGAGCGCGACCAGACCATTGTCTCCGAGGAGGTGTCTCGTGACTATCAGGACCAGCTTGTCGATCTTCGCAGCCGCTACGACGCTCTGCGCGTGCGGCTCGGAAAGACCCCGACCAATTCCGGCAGTTCCGGAGGCGAGGCAGTGCCCGGCCTTTCCGGTTCCTCCGCCCGATCTGATGGTGCCGCCGGTCAAGACGGACTTCCTTCCGAAGATGCTCTCGCTGCCTCCGAAATCGCCTTGAGGCTAAAGGCGCTTCAGGACTGGATGATTGGGCAGCTTGGAATCGAGCGCGACACAACCGACGAAAAGGGCGGTCAGTAAGGCCGCCGCTGGGCGTTCACCAGCATCCGGATCAGCATCGCAACGGGGCGGGGTACTCCGACTTTGCCGTCGAGCCAAAGGCTCACCGAGGAGCGGCTGACGCCGATCGCTTCGGCAAGCTCGTTCTGGGTCCTGCATCCAAGCTTCAGCATGGCCGCCTTCAGCTCGTCGGGAGGCAT